CTTAACCAAAAATTCTCACCCCCTTTGCGAGTGAGTGAGAATCCTTGGCGCAAAGGTAATTTAATTATACACCCTCCCTATTTCTTTGCAAGTAAAGTTTTCCACAGATATACCTTATAGTGCTCACGGGGTCTGACAGGATCAGACTTTATTTAAAAAATCTGCCCACATTAAAGGGTTGTTTGCTATGCCCGTGTTATCCCAAGACTTACCCATAAAGCCTAGTTCATAGGGAGGATCGGTGACAATACTATCAACACTATTTTCTTCCAGTGTTTTTAGTATTTCTAAACTGTCCCCATGTAGTACTTTATTCATGTGATAACTTCCCTGATGCCCCTAAAATATAACTAATAATATTACCCTTACCTAATGTCTTCATTTCTATTGCCTCACTTATCATTACTCGTAAACATTCATTCCCTTCTTCTCCTTTGAGGTGTGAGAATCTACCCCACCAGAGGTAGTCTTTGGATTCCATAGGTTTGAGAAATCGCTGATGCTCAGGTAATCTTGCTCCTCTAAAAACTTGTTTCTTGCTCGCATACTCTTTAGCATCTTTGAGTAGAGCTGGGGAATGTTTTTTGATGTAAGCGTAATACCTTTTTTTGTTTTTGACATAATATTCTTTGTTACAGGCTTCTAAATATAGATTATATAACTCGTTGAGCAATTCTCTTCGCACGTTCTGCTTTTTTGCGGGCAAGTCTTCTTTGAGTGAGGAGTTTTCGAGCATCCCAAATACATTTAGAGCAGACAAACTGAAGTCTTGGTCGTTTAGGTCTGTAGTATTGTATGTGGCACTTATGACATTCATGTAAATACATTGATATCTACTAGTATATCGTGTATTTACAAAAACAACCTGTGGAAAACAAAAGAGCCAGACCCGAAAGTCCAGCTCTAATGTTTCCGCACCCATTGCTGAGATTGGATATACAGTATACACGGTACACCTAAACGCACAAGACCCCCAGAATATGAAAACTGGGGGCTTATGTTACATAGTGGTGGTTATGATGACACCAAACGTAGTATAAACAAAAAAAACCCGAGCGCAAGAGTATAGTGGTCGCTGGGTCTTTTTGGCTTCGAGTGTGAAAAAATGTAAATGAATTCCCTTTTTGGATTTAATTTGAGTCAGAACCAATGTACAGAGTCCCAAGTGTGGAAGCGAAACACCCAGGGCATATGTCAAGTGTATTATGCAATACCTGCAATAGCAAGAATTTTAACAATTGCCAAGATACCTACGATAGCTTTGATTGCCCAATTAAATGGTGCAGGAGTTCCAGCAGCGTCGACAATCCAGAATACGAAATACACAACGGCTGCGAGAACGACGATTGCGATAAGTGTGCTTAGTGTAGTCATAATGAATATAATTATTTAATAACTCCAGTGATACGCGAGCAACTCCAATGGCTCTTGTACGCTGGATATTGGGCGAAGATAAATGCGGTGAGTTTTGCTTGGTCGTCTGCTGAATTGATATTGAGGTCTTCACCGAAGAGTTTTGAGAATCTGTCCCAGGTGGCTTGTTTATACTGGAATATGCCTATCTCTTTAGCGAGCCCTAGCGCCTTCTGGTTGAATCCAGACTCACATTTAGCTACAGATATCAGTGGGATGGCTTCCGTAGCGTAGAAGCTCGCGTACTTCGTTATACGCTGTTCTACCGTCAGGTGGTCTGGCGGAGTGAAAGGCTTGATATGTGGCTCTGCAATGACGAAGCTAGGAATCGTGAGAGATATAGCTATTGCTAATGCGAGCGTTAGTATGATTTTACTCATAGTATGGGGTCAAGTACCCCACGGACTATTTCTTCTTGTTGACTGCTTGCTTTGATTTTCCAACCAATGCGTCTGAGCGACGGTCTACTGTTCCGATGACAACACTTGCTCCGAAGAGGCCTGAAAGGATGTTAATCAATCCTGTTCCTTGTTCTGATGAGATAACATTGAAAAGTACGAGTGCTTGAAGTACGGCGATTATTGTTAATTGTTGAAAGCGTGAAGAGCCAAGTAATGTTTTGATGTTCATATAATAAGCGTACCACTATCATATATCCCGTCAATAGACTTTTCCACATATGTGTGTGATACTAAAATAAACCAAAAAAGGAGGAATTCAATATCTATTGCTAGCCCCTAAGCCAAAAAACCGCACGCATCCAAGGCAATGGATCGTGCGGTTATCTATTTATAGGTTACTGTAACTATTCAATACCCATAGTAGATAAACAATAATAAAGACAAGGAATCCTAGGTTCCATTTCTGAATCTGGTTTAGTTTCATGGTATGAGGTTTTATGGTGAAATAACAATTTCTTTGCAAGGTGTATCCTCGTGGAGTTTCTCTGTATCTAAAATAGCTAAACAGTGCGAACATTTCTTTACCCAGTGGTGGTGCGTGCAGACTGCTTGCTTCCGTCTGATGCGGTCTTCTTCGTTTTCATAAAATGCAGGGTTAATGAATCGTTTCATATCTCGAAGTGCAACAAATCTTTAAAGCTTTTAAAGTCTCCACCCCATGTAAGACCGAGATTTTTCCCAAGATGCCCGATAGCTTTCCAGTTAGCATTTTTAGGGTATGGGTCGCTTCCAGTGAATGCGATATCGAATGCTTTGCGTTGACAATGTTTACTTGTTTTTCCAGTAGCGTTGGTGACGATTTTCCCTGGTAGGGTTCGTCCTTGCGCATAGAGTTTGTCTTGATATGCGGGGTCCCGATAGCCCTGCGTAATCTTTATACTATAGCCAGCTTTCTTTGCGTCTATAAGCAGTTGTGTGGCTTTTTTCTCAAGGGTTGGTGTAAGTCCCCACTTAGTGAGTGAAGTCGCTGCTACGGGGGTGTTTTGCTTTAAATTAGGCCATAGGAGTGACATATACGGCTTGAGTACCTTCCAACACTGGGCATAGTTACCGTCTGGTGCATTCCAGTCGTCGTTTTTATAGTACGTATCCATAATGGAATTAACGGGTGTTTTGATATTAAACTTAGTCTCTAATGTCCATGCAATGCAGTGCATCAATTCATGCGCAATTGCAGTGTCGAGCCATCGGTATTTGTCAGTGTCTTCCTCGATACCACAAGGAATAATCCCCGCCACCAATCCAGGTCTAGCAGGGTTTGTATAGCAATCGTGTCGACGCTCTAAGTTAGGGGAGTAGTTCAAAAAGACAATATCATGGTCCTTTACGGTTGTCGTATAAGATGCCATGTCCTTTATGCGGATATCGACTATCTTATATTCGAGGTTAAATGGTGCGCCATGGTCAACCATGTACTTTAGAGCAACATTATAGTTGTCCTTTATATCTATGCGTACATCTGGTTGTATGAGGGCAAGTATTTTCATTGTGCTTCGATGAGTGAGGTTACGGTAATCCCGAGACTATCTACTTTATTGATAAATCGTATAAAAGAAGGGAAAGTAAGCATTAAAATCGTCCATAAAGCTCCGAGTGCCCACCAAAATGCTTTAATTTGCCATTCGATTCTTGTAACCCTGCCGTTAGTTTTAAAGGCTTGTTCTTTCGTCTGTTTTCCATCGGTGAGGATTTCTTTGATATCTGATCTCATATCCTCAAAATAATGGTCAAGCTCTCGTTTTGTGTACGGGTTAGGGTCCATATTACGTCATTAGTTTATTCCTCTTTGCAAAACGAGAGTGGAGTGTCTTTGGTTTTTGCATTTTCGGCTTTGATTTTTGCTGACTAGTACCAGACCACGCAATTTTCTTGCTTACAGGAAGTTTCTTTTTAATAGTAGATTGTATTGACATGATAAAATTATAACAGGTTATTTGAATCCATCAATAAGCTGCGCCATAATTCCCGACGTATTAACGAATAGATACGAACCGACGACTACCAAAACCGTCAGCGAGAGCGCCACAGTAGTAATAAGTACGTAGTTTTTTTGTGATAGTTTGATGCATACAAACTCATTACAATGCGGACATTTGGTTTCAAAAGAACCTTCTCCTGAGAATAGAATAGATTTAATGAGCGTCTTACGGCATTTAGGACAAGACTTGGTAATCCCGAGATTTTTAGACTCTTTCATGTGAAAAGTATACACTGTAATTATCAATTCGTCCTATGAGGCGGGTAAATCAGGTCTACGAATCTGTTTTATCATTCACTCTTTAACAATATGAAAGCATTTGTAAACCCAGCGCTTTTTGGCCTCGATGAGCCAGAAGGCATGAACGTCACCGTCGTATTTCTTGATCCTGAAACTAGCTCAGTCCAGCACCCTATGTTTCTTACCTATGGTACAGATTTGACACTGTATACATGGGAGGAGATATGCGATGTCGTAGAAGCAAATATTGCTACTATGATTAGTACGTATAGCTATTCTATGACGACTTCTGACATCATCTGGATGTGTCCACGTAGTTAAAATATTCCCCCTTTAATTAGGGGGTTTATTTATGCAGCAAAGTATGTAATGGTTCCCCAAAGCACACGGGCAGATACTGAAGTACCTTGTATTTTAATTTGGTACCCCGTATTCGCAGCGTTTACTTTTAGTGATACACGGCTCATTACGGCAGGGTCAGTTGTTTTAGCAGTACCAATATATCCACATCCCATATACATGAATTCATTAGCCGCCGCACCGACTGACGCAATCGCCATAGGTGCTGGCATGTCTGATGGGAGGTCAAATGTAGCTGCAGTTACCGCAGCACCCGCGGTGGTGTAGTTGAGATAAAACGTCATGGTGACGAGTTTGTCTTTTTGATCCCAAATGTACTGGTTACTTATGTTACTTGAAGGGGCTGTACCTGCGGTAAAGGTCACCGTAGGTACAGTTTGTGGGGTGAGTCCATCATTACGGAATGTTACTGCCGCAGCTGTTCCTGTACTGTTTGCACTACGAACATACATACTCCGAGCAGCGAATTGGTCAGATAGATAGGTTCCCGTATCCACTGAGAGCGTACCGTCTCCACCTGAAGTCTTTACAAATCCGTTCGTAGTGAGGTTGGCGAGTTTTGCAATCGTTGGTGTGGTGATAGTAGGACTTGTCGCCATGACCACTGCAGTTCCTGTACCTTGAAGGGTATATTCACCGACAACGCCTGAGTTGTTGTATAAAATTCGTGTATTCGTACCAGAGGTAATAGTAGTAGTACCGATAGTAATTCCACCTCCTCCTGAGCCTGTAGACGCCGCAGTGATAAGACCTTTAGCGTTAACGGTAATCGTAGCGTTTGTAAACGTACCGACGTTTGAGTTAACAGTCGCGAGTGTCAGGGCGTTTGTATTGTTGGCAGAACCATCAAATGAGCTACCAGCACTTGTTGCGTCACCTGTGATTGTTCCGATAGTTCGTGGGGTAGCTAACGCAGTAGCCGTAGATGCGTTACCTGTGAGTGCGCCGACAAAGGTCGTAGAGGTAACGGACGTAAGCCCTGCAAGAGTCGTAGACGTCGCCCCAAGAGCAATGTTCGTAGAACCGATGGTAAGGGATGAGTTTGCGAGGTTTGCGTTTGCGATAGCCGTGCCGTTCCATACGCCTGTGGTGATAGTTCCAAGGGTCGTGATAGAGGTTTGCCCGACATAGGTAGCTGCGATATCGATAACGGGTGTCGCGCCACCTGTTGAGGTAATACGGTTTGTAGTACCTGACACTGAACTCACTCCTCCACCCGATGGAGCAACCCACGAGGTAACACCCGCGCCGTCAGTTTGTAACACATAGGTATTGGTACCGTTGTTAGCAGGAAGTTGGAATACTGTACCAGTACCTGCGGCAGCAGCGACTTTAAGGATAACTTCTCCGCTAGTTGCGCCGTTGAGTTTTAACTGACCTCCAGTACCGCCATTTGTTCCCGAAGACAATACTCCCGTAGCAGTGAGGCTTGTCCCCGACGCTACACCAATATCTGGTGTACTAAATGACGGAGAGTTTTTGAGTGCCACCACGGTTCCCGTACCAGTCACGGTGTACTCACCCAACACGCCAAGGTTGTTATAGAGGATGTTAGTATCTGTTCCGCCTGTGATAGTAGTTGTACCGACTACTAGAGAACCAGAGCCTCCTGCAGGAACCCATGAGGTTTGGCCAGATCCATCTGTCTGTAGAACATACCCACTTGTACCAGCATCATCAGGGAATTGAAAAACCCACGGAGTAAGTGACCCGCTTACTGTTATCCCCAGAGTGGCGTTAGTTCCGTTGTTTGATGAGAGAGCAAGTGTTCCTGATGCCACTGTTTCAATACCAAGGGTAAGGGTAGGGCTGCTTTCACTGAGTACCATGCGAAGGTTATTCTGGTCGAGACCTCCCGTTGACCATCGAATAGTATGGGATTTCTGAGTAGCGAAGTTTACGCTTCCACCGTTGACATAGAAGTATCCATCGTTCGGACCCCCCAGGGCGTAATCATTACTAATCGTATTGTCGTAGGTGGAGGAGTTAATTCCCATATTTCCATAGTGCCCACCGATAACAGTTCCATCGTCAGCATCATTTGCCACCACCACGTCAGCGGTTGCTTGGTCTCCTGAGTTTCTGTTTACCGAGTTGACTGCTATGTAACTGTTGTCATCCCCACTCACAACAAGAGGGTCGTTTGTAGAGCCATCAAGAGGGGTAGCGATACCGCCGAGCAACAACTGCGGGAGTGTGTCATCAAAAAGAAATGCGCCGCTTTGTGCAAGTCTATTCGTAGTATCCATGTAGAGGACTACATCTGCATTACTGCCGCCCACACCATCTCCGATAGAAATCCCCCCTGAACCTGACGAAGCAAATGTGATGTTTCCGAGGCCATCATCTGTGATGGTCATATTGGTACCTTCAACGAGGTTAAGGAGTGTCTGGTCGCCATTTAATACCCCGTTTGTTTCAAGGGTTATACTTCCCCCACTACCCGATGAGTTAATCACGTAGGGACTGGTTTTGGTTCCATCGCCAGTAATCGTTACGTTTGTTCCAGCTTGTATAAGCCCAGTGATATTTGAAATACCTCCACCGTGAAGATAGCCCCTGTTTCCTACCTGATTGTGGAATGCTCTGATTGTTTGGTCGAGTCCATCAATATTTTCTGCTTTTATCTTGAAAGTTCCATCAGGAAGCTCCATTATTTTTTCGATAACAGACATCGGGTCAGTTTCTATGCGTTCCTGAATGATTTTAAGGTCACCCTTCTTTTTTGGCAGAGATTTAATGATACGACTTGCAATAGCCTTCTCATCTACTTGAGGTATACGCTCAACGACTGCTTGTATAATCTTTTCCTCATCTACTGGTTGTGCGTCTATACCGTCTTTTGGGGGGGGGATACGTGCTAATACAGCCTCAACTACCTTTTCCTCATCTGCGTCGCGCCCTGGGGCTCCTGGCTCTCCTGGGATAGGTTCTAGTGACAATATCTCCTCTCGCATGTCAGAAATAGCACTGTCTACTTCTGACAGTTTAGAATCTACGGTTTCTACAATATCTTCTTTCAGTGTCTCAAATTCTTTTTGATGTGATGATTGAAGTTCAGTAACAAGAGAAACAATTCCGTCTATTTCTAGCGAAGGGTCTTGCACCTGTTGTGGAGTAGTTTTCTTTTTAAGGATTTTCCCTTTAATTGGAGGTCGGTACATATAAGTATTGTTACATAAATATTAGAAGTTTGCTCCCATTTGGAAGTTATCTCCCACGCTCGGTGTGACTGGTAATATACCCATAGTACTTCCAATATTATATTCAAATGAGCCACTAGAACCGCCACCAACAAGCCTCATATTGATAACATCAGTGGTTGCTACTGAGTCAGTATTAGAAGTATCTTTAAAATACCCAGTAGTGGTTGCTGGAATTGAAATTGACATATTCCCGTTGGAGCTGTTTTTTCTAAAATCATAGGTCGATGACCCATTAACAGTATTCACACGGATATATATCTGAAGATTTGCTGCAGTAAACGCTAAATTCGTCTTTATTGCTCTGGCACTCTCGGTTCCTGAAGAAGACATATTTCCACAATAAGAGATATACCTTGTAACACCAAAACCAACCGTAGCCCCTCCTGAGCTTGCCGTAATCATCATAAACTTATTTGTGTCACTGGAATAAAATTCCACAGTACCTCCTGTACCTATATTCATACTTCCCGTTCCAGCGGTCATGACAATTGCACCTCCGACAGTATCATCTGTGAGAGTGGTTGTATCAGAATTTGTAGTATCTTGAAAAAATCCTGAAGTACTAGCAGGTATGGAAAAAGACTCATTTCCAGCGATTGAATTTATTGCTAGTGTTCCAGTGCTTGAACTAGACCTTGTATTTGTGACTATATTCACACCAAATTTTCTAAATGTACCTAAAGCTGAAAATTCGTTAGTTGTGGTAGTTGCTGCACCAGTACCAGCTCCCGCCAAATTGGTGAAGGTTGTAGCGCTTGTAGTAGTGCTTTGATTAGCTCTGAATATAACTATTGGGTCGACTGTGGAATCAAAGATAAATGTCGATATGTCAGAGCGGCTAGTCCCACTACCACCTGATGCTACGACTCTTCTCGTGTTAATTAAGTCACCTGATGAGACAGTGTCAGTTCCTGTAGTGTCTTCAAAGTACCCCGATGAACCTGCAGTGACTGAGATGGTTTGTGATCCGTCTGAGCCGTTTTTTCTAAATATAAAGGTTTGTGATGCAGTAGTTAGTGTATTCAATGACATTACAATGGCGTAGTTGCTGAATGTTCCTGCAAAATTTACGGTAGTCTGCGCAGTAGCCTCTGTTGCTACATAGCTGCACGTAGCACTCATTGCAACGTATCCGTATACAGTGTTATTAGGACCAAATTGCCCCCCCGTTGTACTACCAAAAGATGTCCACAAAGATTTAGCCACCGTTTTCAACAGTTATGTCGTACTCCTGCAATAAATCGTCAGAAATAGACGCTGCTAAAATTGGGTCTACACCAGTTATCTTTACGCTCAATTTTCTATTTTGGTCAAATTTCCATTCTGGTTCGCATCCTTTTTTAAAAACTCTCTCATCTCTCGAACCTTCAGTCAGTTCTTGTTTTTTTAAAAGTTGACCTATCACGTTGTTTTTAAGCGTGTTCTCAGAGGAGACACTATCAAAAACATCTTGATGGGACTGTAAACCGCTGTGCTCAGCGCATGTTACTGTATGCGATACTGTATGCGTTCGATTTTCCTCAGACGATTCTGTATCCCACTGATAATGAATTTCACATCCGCAAGTGTCAGGTTTCCAAATTGTTGTTTTAATCATATTTAAGCAGCGTAATTAAGTGATGAATTACCAAAGTAGGTAGTTCCATCGTAATAAAAGGTAATAATATCCACCTTGTTTGCGGTAGTGGTAAGCGTTGGCGCTACGCCAGATGGCCAATGTACTGCAGATGGCCATGTTACAGTTCTTGAACCAGTACCGTCTTGTACCAATTTTAACACAAGTGAACATGGGCCACTTGGAGCAGTAAATGTAAACGTACAGTTGTCCGTTAGAGTAGATTTCTGTTTATTAGACACACCCCAGTCAATAGTGTCGGCCGTACTTGAGTTTCCGTTGTCGGTCTCGGTGAAATATGCGGTATGTGCACCAAAATTCCATTGTGAGGTAATTGTCGGTGTAGCAATAGTCGGTGAAGTAAGCGTTTTATTAGTAACAGTTTTCGTATTAGAGGTTGTCAATACATCAACTCCTTCCACAGCCAATGTTCCTGCTGCAGAGCGTGAGAGTGTGGTATCTGACGCATTTCCAAGCTCCAAAGAGCCTACACCCAACGCGGTAGACGTAGATGATACAAGACCTGAAATTGGAAGTCCTGTTGCGTTTGTGAGTGTTGCAGCAGATGGTGTACCCAAGTCTGGTGTGGTAAATGCTGGACTCGTAGTCATAGCCACGCTACCTGTACCAGAAATAGCATATTCTCCGACTGTACCTGCGTCATCAAACAGAACATACGTATCCACCCCGCTTGCTACTGGTGTAGCCCCCACAGTAATGGTTGAGCTACTTCCTGCGGGCAAGAATGAAAGCCCACCAGTACCGTCAGTGGTTAGGACGTCTCCCGCAGAACCATCAGAAGTAGGGAACGTGAATACTGTTCCTGTGGTTGCAGAGTAATCGAACACAATACCTGTCGTTGAAATAAGGCTAAGTTTTGTATTTGGAACGTCAATAACGCCATAAATACCGTTTGCAGTTGACCCCCAGTACGTCAGTCCGTTTGTCCCGTCGTGTGAGAATTGATTGTTAGCAAGAAAATGAGTGTTGTTGGATTCGTTAAATACTGCTATTGGTTGGTCGTTAAAGTCATTCCAGAGACCTGAAACACTTGAGATGGCATCGAGGTATCCTCCGCTCGCACTTCCTCCCTTGAAAAAGAGTTGCGGGTTGCTTGAGGTATTTTCGAGGCGGAGTGTTTCGGCTACTGTATCAAATATAATCGCCGTACTTGATGAGAACGTACCCGATACTGCAATCTGGACACTTCCATCAGGACCAGACGCACCTACGGTAGAGGGAGCAACCCATGATGTCACCCCAGAACCATCGGTAGTGAGGACTTCTCCTGAGTTACCTGCAGTTGTCGGGACAGTTAGTGTCCATGTACCAGCAGCCGCTGCGGGTTTTACTGTCACCACACCAGAGGTGTTTCCGTAGAGACCGATTTGTGCCCCCAGTCCCGATTGACCAATAGAGAGCATTTCAGGTGCTGAGAGTCGTCCGATACCGACATTACCAACAAAAGTAGCTGCGATATTCACCGATCCTCCTGACGCTACAAAGGTAGCTCCAATGTTGGTGGAACCTGTACCGATATGCGTGTTTGAGAACGACGCGACGGTAGTTGTTTGGTTGCTTGTAGCGTTTGTACCAGAGAGTGAAAGTCCGAGTAGTTTTTGAGTACTTGAGGCTGCGGCCGTTGAGTTCGATGACAATGTCATTGCGGTCTGTCCTGCGAGGCTATTCCACTGCCATGTCTGGGCAAATGCACCGTTATCGATAGAGTTTGTAGCCCCCGCTGCAAGAATCTTATCCAAGAGTGTATTTGGTGTTGTCCACTGGAGTGTACCGTTACCGCCAATATCTACGAGTGCTGTACCTGCAGACCCGAACGCTGAAGGCATGATGTAGTCAAGTCCTCGCATGCTAAACCGTGTGTACGCAGAAGCCACTAAGAATTGGTTAGGGTTAGTATTCGTAGCACCCGTACCGAGAGCGATAGAGTTTTTATTATTACCCGTTGACGTGGTGTTACCGATGAGGATTGATGCACCTCCTCCTGAGTTGTTGTTTACAGGGTCACTTGCTCCAGCTCCGTCACCTATAAAGATTGAGTTTGATGCAGAAGGAGCTCCATTACCCGCACCGTTACCAATAAAGATTGAGCTCGGGATAATTCCCCCGACACCGTTATATCCTGCGCGATATCCGATAGCAGTAAGTCCGATAGAACTACCTGCGTTTTGTCCTGCACCAGAGCCAATAGCGGTCATCAGGTTAGAGCCTGAAGTATTTGACCCTGCATCACTACCAACAAGCGTGGTCGCTGCGGTAGACGCTGAACTAGCACCTGCCCCGACTCCAAGCCATGTTTCAGTAGAAGTAAAGTTAGTCGAGCCGATGAGTGAAGGGTTCCATGCCCGAGTTCCTGAGCCATTCGTTCCGTAGAACTTATTATTTCCAGGACTTGCAGTATCGCTTACCAAGGTTACGGTTCCTGCAGTATTTACTAGTGATTGTGAGAAGGTGAGTGCTGATTGCTTTCCATTAAAGGTATTCCAGTCAGTAGATGAGAGGTAGCCGTCTGTTGAGGTTGTTGCCTGGGTGATACCAATCGTACCTGTTGTTGTGATAGGTCCTCCTGTTATAGGTCCAGTAGTGTCAATTTGGCTTACAGTACCGCCTCCTCCACCACCAGATGAATTAATGACATACGGGTCAGTTTTAGTACCAGAACCAGTAATGGTGACGTTAGTACCAGCGGTAATTAACCCTGTTATGTTAGATATACCTCCACCGTGTAAGTATCCACGTGAGCCAACTTGGTTATGAAATGCACTAATAGTCTGGTTGAGGCCTGAGATATTCTCGGCTTTGAGTAGTTTTGACCTTTTTTCCTCTGGGAGAGCGAGGATTTTATCAATCACAGACATCGGGTCTATCTCAACCTTATCTCGGATGATTTTAAGATTAGATTTAGGCTTTGGTATCTTTGAAAGAATACGTTTTTCTATGGCATCTTCATCTATATTTGGAATGTAGCGCTTTAATCGAGAAACGATAGCATCCTCATCGGCACTTTTACCATCTTGTGGCATGCGGATACGTCGAGTGACTTCAGATGCAAGCTCATCGAGGTCTGGAGTCTCACCTGGTTCACCTTTTTTAATAGATTTTACTTCCTCTACGGTATCTCGAAGCTCAGATACTGCCTCATCCATCTCAATGAACTTATCGTCTACACTTTTTTTAACTTTATTAAGCTCAGTAACAAGTTTTACCACCGAAGTTACAGACCCCATTAAGTTTGGAACCTCTTGGACTTCCTCTTTCTTTTTTATTATTCGTCCTTTGATTGGTGGTTTATACATGTTGACTTATTTATGAGGTATGGTAGTGTTTGGATATGATAACTATTTTGGTTATAGTAGTGGCATTATTTATTCTTTGGGCGATGTAGGGACATCAAAACCCTGAGACCGAACAAAGTCTCCCATCGTAGTAACACCTTCAGGTGCAATGAAGTTTATTTTTGTGTCAGGCACTTTATACAGTGTTTTTCCTGCGTAGGTTGCAATTGGGGTGACTATTTTACTCATAATTCCACTGATAAATGATCCTGCCCCTCCCTTCAATTGGTTATCGGTCAGACCTCTAATACCTATTTTCTCAAGCTCTCGGAGATTTCCATAGTCGAGATATTTCTGCTTAATATCTACATCTTTGAGGTTCTCGTAAGTAAATGAACGTATTGCATCAGCCATATCATGTCGTAGTTCATTATAAGCGCTTGCTATAGGTTTATTTCTGAATACTTTCTCAGGCGTAAACTTGTCGATCTCACTTTTTAGCTTTTGAGCTGTTTCGAGATCCCATTGTTCTACGCCATCATATTCTTCGATAATCGCATCGAAAGCATCTTGCAGTTCTGCTTTGCGGGATGGATCCACAACCTTATTTATCTTCTCTATTATTGGAGTAAAAAGGTCGTTTTTTGTGACAACAGCATCGGACTTTTGAATCTCTGGGAGAATCTCTTTTTGGAATAACTTTTCACCAGTTGCTTTTGCCTTAACTCCTATCTCTGTCTGTCTGCCAGCAATTCCATATTTCTGAGCAGTCGTTGCTCTTGTTGTAGGTTCGAGTGTTTCTTTTCCAAGTAATTTATCGGCACGGGCACGTAATACACGCTCAGCCTCATCAGTAGTTCTTCCGATAGCAGTCTCGTACAATTTGCGCGATACATAATTGTTTGGTGTTTCTCCTACTTTCGTAGCAGTAACTTCAGGTTCAGGCAGTCGCTCGATCATTCCCTTCACTCTAGGCTTTAAACCGCCAGCAACACTTGCGGCCGCACCTGCTACAGTAGAGGCATTTGCTACATTTTCTGCTACTTGCTCGGTAACTTCACCAGCCTTAGTTCCTGCAAATTTTTGAACTGCGGGAATATCGCTTATTTTATCTGCAACATAATCAACACCTTTTGAGATTGGTTCGAATATAGGCGCAAGTGGAGCGCTAGCAGCATTGACTGCTCCTGCAGCAGCTTTAAGCGTACCCTCACCAAGTTTTGCCAATCCTTTCCCAAACCCAACGTTAGAGTCAAGTGATTCTGCTATTTCTGCTTCTCCTGATTTATATTGGCTTATCCCAGACTTGAAAGCATCTTTTATTTTGCTCCCAATTGTCGGCTTCTGAGGTTCTGGTAGTTTATTAACACCAAGAGTCTTCACTTGTTCTGGGCTTGTTGCGCCTGATTGTTTAACGAATTGGTCGAATGATACGGTTGCCATAATTATTGATTTAAAATTGTAATTGTTCCATCTGGGTTTACTCGACCAAGCACCCCATTAGATTCGATAGTATCTCCAACTGTTTTCTCCCCTAGTCCAGGTATTTGTACCCTAGAGTACCCATAGATAGAGACTCCGTTAGTATCAAGGCTAGTATTGAGCTTTCCAGTCAAAGAATTAGTAAGACTGTTTATTTTCGCTGCATTTGTAAGCGAATTGATTCCTGGTATTTTCTTTTTATACAACGCTTCCTCGCTAGAAGAGATAGCGGCACCAGTACGAGCGCGAGCTAGAAGGTCTATAATTTCATTTCTTAGCCCATTATAAGCTACCACGGTGTTAGGTCCACCAACTTTTGGCATATTCTCAAGATCTTTTAACTTCTGCGTTAAATCCTTCAGTGCCACAATTCCGTCAGTTTGTGTTGCTGACAATCCTGCTGGTTTAATTCCTGTATTTTTATCAACGAGTGTGCCTGGGGATTTTGGTAATTCTTTGGCAATCTGTGAGACAACGCCAAACGTACCCTTTGGTAAACCAGTTGGAATTTGTCCAGTCGATGCGTATTGCTGTGCGTATGCAAGCATTCCTGAAGCATCTTGCCCTGAAATACCACCACTACCTAAGTCATCGTAGATTTTTGCTAGCTGTGCCTTTTTGTATGCAACATCGAGTGGATCACGGGTATATTCCCCAGCTGCCATAAGCGCATCCATCGGAGTCTTAGCCTGCCCTATTTTTGCTAGCACACTTAATGGTGCACCGTTTGCCGATGCTTCAGCAGCTATCTTGCTAATATCTCCAACGCCTGTGCTATCAAGTGTTTTAGCAACATCAGATGCACTTGCGGTAATTCCTTGCTCCCTTAGTTTCTTGAGGATTGTAGGTACGTCAGTTACGCCCCCAGAATATAATTCACCGATGGCCTCGTCTTTCTGGGATTGTATAAATTCCTCCTGAGCCTTCTTATTCTGCTCAGCAATCTGGTCGTTGAGTTTAGCGGCTAAATCGAGCTTTTCTTTACGTTTATCTTGTACGAGCTCAAGTTTCTTTTCCATGAGCTTATAGTTTTGTTCTTGCTGGGCTTGTTTCGCCTGTGCAATCAGGTTGTTTTCTTCTGCATCTAGTGAAGCAAGCTGTTGAACACCATAGCTTTCTTGTGCTTGTACGATGCCTTGTGAAGAAACTGGAGCATATTGAGCGCTTGAACCTTGGCCAGTGACGCCACCCATAAGGAGTGCTGTCTGTGTGGCACGCTCATTTCTACGATTTACCTCTGCTTGTTGTTGTTTTCTCTGTGCAAACTGTTGTTGAATGTTTCCAATTTGAAATGCAGTGTTTGCGTCAGTACTTTGTTTAATACTATCGAGATATGAGCTGATCTGACTGTCTTCGTCTGAGGTGTCAGCTTCTACTGTAGGTTCTGGAATAAACGCACCTGTAGGGTCTACTGGGTTACCATTAGCGTCAGTTGTTGAACCTTTTGCTGAAAGCGTATCGAGTGTTCCAACATTCCCCGCCACTTGTTTAATTTTATTTGCATTAGAAAGAGTTGTTGTAGATTGATTGGGATTTACCAACGGTGCACCAGTGTTAGGGTTGAATTTTGCCTGCCCTACCACCTTTCCTGAATTGTCTTTAACGTCATCCCCGTATTTAGGAACTGCCATAGAGAGTGGAGAAGACACTGGCTTACCATAATTCTGTGCAGCAGAACCTGTGAGTACTTGTCCATTCGCTAATGTAACTGATTCTCGTGTTGCCATGTTATGAATAATACTCGGTAATTATTACGACACCTGTTGAGCCAGCTCCCCCTGAGCCTGTACCAGTAGCTCCAGAACCTCCACCACCATATGCCCCTCCGTCATTCCCGTTAGTATCAGTGTCTCTTGGAGCAGCAGCACCGCCCCCGAAGTATGAGTTTCCTCCGATACCTGCACCTGTTTCTGTAGCACCACCTGCGCCGCCACCTTGGCCTTTGGCGTTAATAGTTCCGTTTGAACCAATACCGCCTGCGCCTCCAGCGCCTCCAGCTGTACCAGTATCTCCAGCAGAACCGCCAGTTGCTTGTAGGAATGGACTAGTACCGAATGATGACGTACCAGATGCTGCTCCCACGATATAGTCTTCAGTAGCACCGAGAGATGCGACTGCAAGAATTTCTCTTGAGTATCCTCCCGCTCCTCCCCCACCACCTGAGGTTGCACTGTTATTTCCCGCTCCCCCAGCGCCGCCTCCGCCAACTACTTCTGCGACAATATATTTCAATCCTGCTGGTTTAGTCCACGTACCAGAAGACGTAAATGTGCGAATGATTGGAAGGCCTGTCGCTGATGTGAGATACGCTTCAGTTACGTATTTGTTAGTACTTGAAGGTGTGCCTGAATTACCAGCCAACGCTGCTTTCTGTCCTCCTGTTGGAAGTTGTGTATAGGTAGGGTCAAAATCAAACACTGTTGCGGATCGGAATTGACCAACAATACGAGTGATAGTACCCGCTGAGGTTGCAACCTTGCCTGGCGTGTTAGATACATAGCCATATGCGCCTATAGTGCCCCCAGATTGATTAGAATCCGTACCATGGAGTAAGACACCACCTGAGATATTAACCGCCGCTGAGCCTGTTCCTTGCGCAATACCAAGCTGTGTACCATCAAGTGTTGCGGTAAGGTCTGCGTCAGCTTTCCACCAGAATCCGTCCGCTACTTTGAGATAGAGAACATCTCCCGCGACGACTGATTCACCTGCAGTTCCTGGAATAATGAGTTGGTTGACAGTCGCAATGCCTCCAGCCACTGAGTCCACATATGCTTTATTAGCGATTTGTGTAGGCGCTGATGGTGTAGGAACAGTATTTGCACCGAGGAATGCGTTATCGTTTCGGATTGCAGCATACTCATCGAAGAGTGCTGGCGAGTCTGAGAGGATAAAGATTGACTGTCCTGCGTGTGGGAGTCGATATGTTGAAGATGACGCGTAAGGGTATGAGCGTCCAAGTCCTCGAGTTACTCCAGTAAGTAACGCCGTTCCATCGACATTTTGAGTAATGCCTGTAAATGAAATAAACTCTGACTGCTGAGAAATAGGCGCGATTGTACCGTATGCAATCGTCGTTCCCATGAGCGCCATTGTGTATGGAGTTTCTGAAATAGGTTCAAGGAATGATGAGAGTAGAATTGAAGTGTCGGAAGAACCAATTGATGCTCCGAGATAATATTGTTGTCCTCCTGTTGGTTTGAATGCCATAATAGTTTTTTTAAGTTATTTATAATTGTACATTAATTTCGACGTTTGTTAATAATGAATGTTGCATCTTGTTCTTTTTCTACTTCCGCGTTCGTTCCTGTTGCTAATATCTCCCACTGCGCATTGACCGAATCGGAGAAATATATCGGTTGCCATTCAAAACAATTCTGTAGGTTCATTGAGTTAATGACTTTGAATTTTGGTAACGTGCCATCCTCAGTGGTAAACCCATCTCCAAGGGGTTCGTCTCCGATTGAATGGTCACCTAGTGATGGAGCTGAGGAACCAAAAAATGTCGTTGCTGGTTGAGCAATCGAGTTGATTGTTGCGTTGAGTACTGCAAGTGAGCCTTGATAGTTGTAGTTCATTCGCAAATTAAGGGGTGTTCCCGCTGAAATGTATCCCTCAGTAAATACCTTATCGAAGCTCCACAGTCCTTGTCGGCGGCCTCCTCCACGGTATGAAAACGCAGCAATACACTCATAGGGAAGCTGTTCTGTACTAGGTGAATCGTCATACCACTGGTCTGTGTCCCAGAGTTCATAAATCTGTGGATTAGCGTTGGAAAACCCTACCACAACGCCGTTTATTTGATTGACGGAGGTTAGATTCCAGATAAAAGGTGGGTGCCAGAGTCTTTCAGCCACTACTTGCCCTGACTGGTCCACTGCCTGACGCACTTGATAGAGGTATACACGACCAGAATTAGGTGCGCATACATAGGTAAACTCTCCAATACAGCGAAGCGAGCCGCCTGTGAAGTTCTGTTCCATGAGTTCAGTAGCAATTTCTTGAGAAAGAGACGGATATCCTGGTGTAAAAAGGTTGGTAAAGTTACCAAAGGTACGTACTTGCTGGTCTTGAGCGAGATACACAAGCGAGTCTCCTACAGTATCGATAAATTCATGTGCATACGGAGCTTGAAGCTGTGCTACTGGTTTTACATCTACCTTTGTCTGCTGAGTGAGCGTAGAACCTACGGTAATGTCGTTGAACGAGATAACTGCCCATGACCCACTTCCAAACCCAATATGCGCATTGCCTTGGCGCACCCCAATACCCTTCAGTGTTGCGTCGAGGGTTAAAAGCTCTGGGTCTCCAGGCGCACGCGGGGTAGGTACGGTGTAGTTAATAAAATCTGTATTTTTTGATATATAACACAATCGTGAGGTATACGACCCAACATAGACCTGATTGTTAATTACTTTTATAAAATCGTTATTAAATCCAGCAGCAGGAGTGTTGGCGTTGGTAATAACTGACTGAATAGCTGTTGAGTTAGCAGGAATAGCACTAGGATCAGGAGTAACACCCCTAAGAGTTGTACTGTCTTCACCTGTTACATATGTGTATTCAACACCATTTATCATTATTTTCTTTTCAGAAGCAGTGTTTGAAGCAAATCCTGCTTGTTGCCATGTAGTAGAGCCTGTTTTAGTGATTGTTCCTCCACCAACTGAAGTAATGTTGACTGTTAATCCTGTCCCAGTACCCCCCGTTGTTGCTAAGTTTGTACCAGTTGTATACCCAGATCCTGGAGTGATTTGAGTAAGAGTTATGACACCACCTGGTCCTGTAAGAAATCCTGTTACCGTATACGTTGCACCAGTACCACCTCCGCCAGAAACTGTAATAACATCTCCCACAAGATAGTTAATACCTGCTGTATTTACAGTGAGTAAGTTAATAGACCCTGATACTCCAACAGATGCAGAAGCAACCGTAGCAATTCCACCTGACCAGTGCTGCAAGTCAGAGTTGCCATGCACAAACAAGACGCGATCCTTTTTTTCTACGTTATCCCACCATTTATCAAACACATATCGTGTATCTGTGAGTCCTGTAAGTAAGTCGTAGTACACACCATCAGAAAGTACCTGAAGTTTGTTATTTCCCACGGCTAATGTATAGGTTGCACCCCATGAAGTGTTCCATACGAATTCGCTTGAAAATGCGCTCTGAGCGGTTTGAATTGGTCCATACTGCTTCTGACCCTGTCTGACTGCTATCGTGCCGCTAAGCTTCTTGTAGACGTTCTGGGAGCCTCTGACAAGGAAGTTATCCGCGATGTTTGTCTTGTCGCGACTAGAGTTATAGCCAGCGAACTCGGATACGTTCTTAAATTCAAAGTTTTTAGCTCCTTGATTCATTGTTACCACCCATAATTGTTATAGCCCGTCTCGTTGTCGTACCATGAGCCTACTTGGCGCAACTCCTGAGAAGGGTTGTCTCCTCTAAACATGGGATAGAGTCCTAGTTCTGTACCACCTCCGTTTAGCATTTGAAGGATACTTGCACGAGTACTGTCTCCCGCGCCGCCGCCAGTCTGTTGGAGTACTGCCAGAGCACCTTCGTAGGTGTAGATTGCATATGCTGCGTTGTTGAGAATAATTGTGTCAGTATTTGCGGTAATTCTAGTCGTTGTGTCTGTGCCTCCTACGGGAAGAAATATTGCTGAGGTCTGTCCGAGGATTTGTGCTGGACTTGGTAGTGACATAAAGAGACTCCCAACACGGAAGTTACTGAATGCTGCACTTGCAGTGAGTGAGACTTGGATGTATTGGATGGAAGACCAGTTTGGTGTGCCTGTAGAGGCTGCGCCATCGAAGTTAAATGCCACCAAGAGCCATTGTCCTGCTTGCCATGCGCCCAAGAATCCCTCCGTTACCGTTACGGTGTCGTAATTACTTGAATCAGAGCCTAGTTTAAGTGAGATACTGGTCAAGTCAGTAGCATCTGCGCCTGTGGGGATTTCAATAGCGAGAAACGCCACACCCACGTTCTCATAGTCAGCCATAGAATCGGGTGTTTGGAGTGTTTTTGTGAGCGTTCCTACCCCTGTACCGAGCTGAAACCGAAGCGAAGCTGGAGACTGATAGAAATCAGTACTGTCTTTCACCAATCCAGACGCCGTTCCTGCTGCGACCCACTCATAGGGGCTAGTGCCGATAGCATTCATGGGGTCAAGTCGTACTGATTGTGGAGGAAATGGTGCAACAACACGAATGATTGGTTGCCCATTTTGATACTGGAACGTACTCATTGTCCCACTAGGGTAGTAGAAGTTCTTAGTACGGTCGAAGTCTTGCTGATTTACCTTTAATACATAATCTGAAGGGTTACGAGATATACCCTGTGGTCTGATGTCGTTAATTGCGGTCCCAAATATACGAGGGTCGCACGCATAATCAAATACACCTGAGTACAATGTGATGTTCTGGATAAACGAAGTTTCTGGTATGTCTGCTTTTTGCACCATGACGCTTGCGGCGCGTTCAAGTGCTCCATTCAGATCGGAAACATTGTTAAGGTCTATACCTGAAAGGATTGCAGCAACCGAATCTTTGTATTCTGATACGGTGTGTAAGTCCATATTAGTAAATAGGGTTATAGATTACAGAAATCTTACTTGCTCCTGCAGTGATGATACGGAGTCCCACTGAGTAGTTTGTAAGGAACCAGTAGGTATTTTCTGTGATGGAAGCTTTGAGTGTACCCATGTTTACGGTTGAACCTGAGGTGTTATCAATGATTGATATAGCACCTGCAGCTGTTTCTCCCACAGTGATGGCTACAAGCTGTCCTTGCCCAGTATCTACCTGAGTAGTAGTAGCGGTGTCTATGTATTGTACTTTGTAATTATCTCTGAGTGGACCTGACATATTTGTTTAATGATTATTGGTAAAAGCCTTAGGGCTTTATAACTCTCACCACGGCACTGACGTCGTGATGAAAGCTAAAAGAACTAAGCAGCTGCGAAGATACCGAGCTGGGAGATTGCTCTCCAAGAGGTACCGTCAGCGACCAGGGTTACTGCGTCACCAATAACGGCCGTAGCCTGTGTATTGGTCAGTGTAGTACCTGTGACCGAAGCTCCGTTAGGGTTTGCCTTAGCAAAGATAGTTCCACCTGTGACAGTGAATCCTGCAGTTACATTTGAAACCAAGAATGTGTAGGTCAATCCTGCTACGTTCGTTGGAAGTGTCCATGAAGGAGTTCCTGAAGTAGAGCGATTAATGAACACACCACCTGATTGCGCTGCAGTAAGAGCTACTGTAGCCCCGACAAGAGCACTAAATACAACTGTGGTAGCTGTCTTAGGTCCTGTTGGTGCAGATGTAAAGGTAGCTGAGCCACCGACTGAAAGGTCACCGTCAAGTGTTAATGAATTGTAATTGGTTACTCCCATAATGTGTTACTCGTTTAATTAATAATTATCTGAGTAATGATTATGCAGTTGCACCAGTTGAACCTACAGTACCGTCGTATGAGATAGCGTCCGTGACTTCACGAGCGCGCATCTTGTAGAGGTATTGGTCGTTTGACTGATATCGCCAATCAACGAGTTCTGTGAAGAAGCCTTCTCGTTCTGCACGCATCACACCGTTGTCGTTTGAGACGACGAAGTATGCAGTGGTAGAAACTGAGTCAAGGTGTGGGTTGTAAACAACCTTCATACCAGGGAACATCTCAGAGTAGTAGTTGAGGTCGTTGTTACCAGTTCCCGCTCGGAGGACTGATTTCGCAACCTGCATACCAGTTGAGTGAAGAGCAACAGGAGTAAGGAGTGCCTTTGGTTCGTAACCAATGAGCACACCAGCCTGGTTAATCTGAGTTCGGAGGCTGTTAATCATGATGTTAAGGTTTGAATCTGTAAGCGCACCTGTTTCGAGGTTGTCTACAGTATCACCGTTTTCGTTGATGTGTGAGTTAGAGAACAGTGGAACACCATCGATAGTTGTACCGTTGTTTGCACCAGTGAATCCTGAAGCATATGTACCTACGAAAGCCTTGCGGTCACGTGAAGTCATGTATGCAGCAGTTCGCTGACGTACAGCCTTTGATACAGCTGCGAGTTGCTGGTCAGCCATGAATGTACGAGAGATTGGCATGTTCTGCAAAAATTCGTACACCAATGATGTCTTCTTCGGAGCAGCAGCGATATTTGCTTCTGGTACGAGTGGAACGTCATCAGTAGTTGTCTGGAAGTATCCACCTCCACCGATTACTGAGCTAACAACAGCAGCGTTTGTCGCTGTGTCTTGTGTAAAGAGAATTGTGTCGAGAGCAGTAGCTTTACCTACAGTAGTTGCTTCGATCATTGCGTAGTCCTTCAATCGGTCAAGAGCTGTCTTGACTAAAATTAGGTCTGGGCCTGAGTTATTATCCATTTTATAATGATATTAAGTTAGTAATTATGAAGTTGCTTGCTGACCGAGCATTGTACCGCCGTTCTTATACGTGAAGTACAAAGTCTGGGTAAGATAGTCTCCTCCAATGATTGTTACGCAGTTCACGAGAGCATCTGTTGCTGCCGCGTCGACCGTCCAAATAGGACCTGTTGCCAAATCGAAGATGACACGCTTACGGAAGAGTGCCTGAATTTCAGCTGCTGTATCTGCAGTTGAAGCTGTCTTAGCCTTAGCTGCGTATACATAGCCTGGAAGTGGAAGCCAGAGAGTGACTGAACCAGCTGCTGCTGCAGTGTCAGTAGAGTCATCCTTAGCAATACCAGTAAAGTTCTGAGCGATTGTTCCATCGGTGTCTACCATAGGTACTACAGCACCAGTAGCCGAAGCTGCTGCGTCTGCAGACTTTGTAGGTGTGCTTGAAGCAATAGTGGATACCCCACCTGCTGCTACGAGTACGCCAGGGATAGCGAAGCGAGGATCAGTCTCATTTAGAATGATGATTTGATTTTGTCGTGCCATTGAATTATTAGTTTAGTAAATAATGCAAGACACTTTGATAGTTATTTTTTGGCTTGAGATTGGATGCGAGCAGCAATAATGTCCTTTTCCGTAAGATTAAATGGAGGGCGTGTAAACGCGAGTTCATCGCGAGTAAGCTCTATATGTTCATCTTCTGGTTTTGCAGGTGCACTACTTGCTGATGAATGGGTTTTAGCTGATGGCTTACGAGCAACTTCTTCGATAATTTGACTGTTTTTAGCAGCATTTACGATAGCACGTGCTAGTTTGAGGTCTTCAGATGGATTACCTGTAGAACGGATAGTACTTTCAAGATGATATTTGGTGAGTTCGCGTTCAGCTTCATTATCAATATCTTCTGCGAGGTGAAGTGCTGTTTGACCAGCTTTCTCCATCTCCATTCTCTTGAGCATACCGAGTGTTACAGGCTTGTCATCGTCATCGAGGTCATCTGTGACTTCACTCTTTGAGAATCCAAGGATTTCCGCAGGGTCAATACCAAGTTCTTTGGCACGTTCAGCATTCTTTTTAAGGGAATATGCTGCTTTCTCTGCTTCCGTCTTTCCTTCCTTTCGTTGCACCTTCTCAAGTTCAACTTTCAAAGGGTCTTGTTCTGTAGTTGAATCAACGTCTGTTGTTTCTTCCACGATTTCTGGGGAAGTTCCAGTAATTTCTTCTTCCGTGATGTTTGTTTCCATAGATGTTTGTCGTAATAGAGCTTACGTTGCTGTTCACCTTTAATAGTAGGTGTTACATAATTTAATAATACAACCTATTGCACTAAAGAGTCAATAAGTTTCTGTTCTTGTTCGGCGTACCAGAGTGCAGCTTTAGCAAAAAGTATCTTCTCAGGCGTTTCACCTTGGTGAAGCCCGAGCTTAATTGCTTCAAATGCAACCTGTTCTCTGATGAGTTTACGGGCGTTGTTATTCTTTAGCGCTTCCATATTCATCAAGAGCGCCTGCGCTTGCTCAAACTCAAGCTTCCTTCCCTGTATCACTAAAGAGCCCTGTTGGTCGTAGGTGATAATTTCATGGATAGGTACTGCGTTGATGTTTTTCAATAACTCGTTCGTTACTCTTGTCTTTTGCACACCAGAAAGACGCTTAGATTTAAGCGCCCAGATGGTTAGTGTTGTAACGAGGTTACTCCACATGCTATTTCTTTGTCTTTTTTGCTACTTTCTTAGGCTTCTCTTCCTGTACTTCCTCCATGACTGGTTCTGACACAGTCTCTGGGTATCCTTCCTTTACCAGTCCACCCATTTCGATGTATGCAGCTTTTACTGCTGATTCATCTTCCTTTCCGATAGCGATTGCTCGTGCGAGTTTTTGAGGGTTCGCCGCCCATCCGAATTGTTTCATACTATTTTTTCTTATTAACTACTGCTCCTTTCACCGCGCCTTTAAATGCTGCTGGCTTGCCCCCTGTTGCGATGAACTTGTGGAGGGACATTCCTGCTTTTGGTTTTGCTTTTAGTGTTGACATATATTATTTCTTCTTACTTTTAAATGCTTTCTTCATGATTGCCATTGCGTCTGCTCTCATGTCTTTCTTCGACCCTTCCTTGTACCCTAGCTTCTTATCCATTACTTTATCAGCTCTGGAGTTTTCCCATAATTTCATTGTTGATTTCTTTGCCATAATAATTATTTAACTGGTAATGGTTGCGCTGGTACGCCTGGAACTCCTGGTGTTTGACCCATAACGGAGTTGAGCAGGTCGTTTGGTCCAGCTTCTCTTTTAAATTCGTCTGGGTCTCCATCGGAGAACTCCTCAAGGACGAACTTATCAACGACTGCTTGCTGGTTTACATATGGGGCGACACGAGGGTCGGTAAGGAGGTTGAATGCTCTGTCCTTACGGATTTGGTCGGTGCCCATAGAGCGTGAGGTAATCATGTGCGGATCGATAAAGAGTGTGAACTGGTGGCGAGCAAACTTGTATGGATTAACCTGGTATACACGTTGCTTAGAGTCCATTCCCCCAGCTTTCTCAAAGATATTCCACTCAAGCTCGTTAGCCTTATCCTTGGTGAGGTCTTCACCCATCATATTTGAATCAAACGTAATATGATTGGTGACATCCTTGCCGTTTTCCTTTCCGCGGAGTCTTATGGTGTTGAACTTCATCTTGAGCGCTTCTGGTACTGAGTCATCTACCTGCCCCACTGTAGTGTGTTGGATGATGCAGTCCATCGTGAGTTCTCCGATTTGACGTACAAGGTCTGCAATCATTGTTGAGAACACACCGAGGAGAACTTGGGCGTTCTGTTCTGCTTTCACTGAAGCGGTAGCGGTGACGCCTGGTGTTGCAATACCTGACTGTAGTTTATCTTGAGTGCTTTCTGACAGGTCTTCCTGCTCGACACGCATCATATTGAGGGCTGCTTGGAGGTTAGGACCGAGCTGATACGGAGTTACTGTTGAGCCCTTCGGCATACCAATTGTCGCTCCTGGCACCATGATAGAGCCGTTTACATTTCCTACACCATCGATAAACAATGGCTTGATAACATCGAGGTATGTACCGTCGTAGGCAATTTGGTGCATGCGGTTCTGTGCTGCATCGTCCCAAAACTCTTTAAACGCTGCTGATTTGTAGTATGCGAAACGTCCAGCTGGGTCAAGTGGCTCAAAACCTGTCTTAGCAAACGGATATACAGGGATAGATTTCCATTCATTTCCTAGTTTAACCATTCGGCGGTGCTTAAATGGATTTGAATTGTAGATATCTTCTACTTCTCCCATAAACACTCCGCCAACAGTGACTACTTCAAGGTCTTCTGGACGATAGTAGGTGGTGATTTCCTGTACATAGTTACGGTCTGCTTCAGTCCATTCGATGTCATAAAGCGTTTGGTGTTCTTGTCCTGCCATCACAATACGAGTCTTCCCTGCTTCTACGAAATCAAACTGGTCTACGCCGTCAATAAAGTACTTCCCCTTGTAGATTTCACGGGCTTCATCCCATGGAATACGACGTACACGAGTGATATTAGGCTGACGCTGGAGGTCAAAGGTAAAGAAATCAGCCAATAAGAGCTGGTCAATAGGGATAATATTGAGGTTAATGCCTGATAGAAGGTCATCTACTGCTTCCTCAACCTTATACGAGCCATTCGCCATACGTGTCTTGATACGTTGGATAGCTTCTACATACTCGATTTCAACCAACACGGCAGGGTTCACTAGTGCAGAAGTCATCATAAAGAGAAATTTCATCTCATAGTCAGCCTTCTTGAGGTGGTTTTCAATCAAGATGCGCATGACTTTAGCAGTCATTTCGTCCTCTTCGTTGTCCTCGTTGTATGCGTAGCAATACGGGAACAGCATACCTGAGATAACGTGGGCGAGAATACCAATAATTTTATTACGAGCAGTGTTCTTGCGCCCCTTCCATCTCCATTGCTTTTGGATAGGTTCTACAATAGCTCCGACGTACGCACCGAAGGTCTGTTGGTCTTTACGTGCGCGCTCAAGGAGTGAGAGTCCATCAAACTCATCAAATGGTCGATGCTGAAGAATCCATCCATTTTGATAGTCTGTCTGCACCTTCATCAGCAGTTTTTTAACCTCATCTGGTGGGTTATATCCTGAGACTGTTAATTTAGTTCCATTCCCATCGACTGGTTCGCCTTTATCGTTGGTTACAATTTTGCCTATCACGAATTTATATTATTAGTTTAGTTAAACGTAATTTAATTATACAAGTTGTTTTAAATAGCACAACCCTAATAGTCACCGTAGGTGATAGTAAGGTTTGTTTGATAATCTTCTTTACGCAAAATTGAAGTCAAGGCATAACGTATAGCATCCATTGAGTGGTCGAGTCCTGGTTCTGGGTCATTGAGTATTTTACCATTCTTATCAGTGAGGAATAAGTAGTTACGGTACTCTTTGAGAGTGTCATAAGAGCGCTTCGTCACTGAAATACGCTGGTCTTGGACAAACTGTATGCCTGAATAGATAGAGCCTGGTCCCTTCACCGCTGGCATGATGTTGACCCCGTATGAGTGTATCTCATCGATACTCTTCGGTTCTGCGCTGTCTGCGATGACTAACGGGTCTAGTTCAGTATTTAAAATAACATCTGCAATCTGCTTATTGCTCATTCCCTTACGATATACGATTTCATCAATGATATAACCTCCGTTGTAGTAGTAGAGCGCAACGATTGCTGTAGGGTCGTTTGTATATCCGAAGTCCAGGCCAAACCGCTCAAGTCGTGCCTCATGTGGTACAGAGTCGATCACCTGCCAGTTCTTGTATATCTTACCTTCCACTTCACCAAGTTGTCCTTCACCGTATACTCTCCACCATCCAGGTCTACCCTTACGCTGTTCGATTGAGTTAATAATCTCCTCACTCAATGCCTCGTTGTCCTTGTAGGTGAGGATAATATAATCCACATCACTACGCTTATCCTTTACGTCAGTATAAAACCAGTACTCATTGGTAGGGTTCCAGTCTATGAATACAAATTCTTTAGTACGAACCTCTAGTTGGTCAAACGCATCAAGGGAGATGTTGTTTGCCTCGTTGATAAAGCATCTATCACGTCTCGCTCCGCGCAGTTTATCTGGTTGGTCAGCACTAAAAAATTCTATTTGGCTTCCTGTTTCAAACGTATAAATACTATCTGTGGCATTCCATAGGTCATCCTTCCAATAGTGGTGTTCTATCATGATGTTCTTGAAGTCACGCAATGCTCCACGTTTTAAGTGTGGCGTTGATTCTGCAACTACTGAAGTGAGTGTTTTCTTTTTATCGCTCTGCGCTCTATCCATGAGATACAACAAGATTGATATGGTCTTACTCGCTGAAGTACCACCCTGCACTGCTCTAATCTTCTTATTGAGCTGCGCTATCTTTTTGGTTGCCGTTGTTAGTTGAAATGCCATTTAATATTGGTGTTGGTAAATCCTTTCCATCTGCCCCTGTATGCTCGCTTCTCTCTGAGAAATCATCCTTTTCTCTACGCTTCAACCACTCTACTGATGCTTGATAGTCTCCTTCTGCCATCTTCGCTATCCAGTTACTTCTTGCCATATGATTAGGTTCATTCTGCCAATTCTCTATTTTTAGACGAAGCAAATCATCCTGTTCTATCCATGTCTGTACAGTAGTTCTAGCAATACCTGCATAAGAACACGCTTTTGTGACATTACAACCCTGTTTGAAGTAGGGTTTGAGTATCTCTATAACTTCGTCTTTTGACCATTCTTTTCCTTGTGCCATGATATTGACAGTATACTACATACTTTGTGTATTGCTAGAGTGTTTCTCCATAATGTAATGCGAGTAAAGTAAGTGTCCCCCAAAAGAGGATAATTGCGAGTGCTAGTCCTATTGTATACCAGTTAGGTTTCATTTCTTATTCAACTCAAGCCAGAGCTTTGCAACTGCTTCTTCTGGAGTAGAGCCGAAACATACAGTATTTTCATCTCTTTTTGCATTCCAACACATTTTTAATGTCGGTAGTATTTCTTTTGGAGCTTTAACAAGTTCAAGAAAATCATCTCCGCATGCTTCTATGAGTTCTGAAAGGTCGGGATAATGCACTGCGTTTTCTATGTCTCCTCCTTTACAAATAGGGCATGGTACTTGGCCGCAGAGGCATCTGTTCTGGGGGAATCCTGCATTTTTAAGTTGTTCAGCTAGTTCATAAGTCATATTGTTTTTTTAATTTAATGTATTCAAGCGCTAATTCTTCAAGGGTTGGTATTCTACAAGCAGCGGTTTTATCCTCGTTGTAAACATATTCGTAATGGTCACCTTCCTTGTACTTAGTGGGAAATCCATCGTAAGGAAAGCCCGATTGTTTTAGCTCCATGGCTAGTTCGTATGTCATTTTTATGTTATTTGAGGAAAATCGTATAGGTAATACGCATAGTTTTCCCATTCTCGGGGAATTTCTCTATCTCAGTGTGATGAACATCCTCATCACTTAGGGGGAGTGACTTATCAAGCGAGAACTTAAGTTGTTCTATCGTATCTTTCATTAGTCATCCTCGTGTTTTTCCTTAGGATTCTTGGTGTTCACAATGATGTTAGTTCGAGCAATGATGGTCGCCGTCTTACACGCTTCAGTAAGTGCTGTCTCGAGCACAAGGTATGGGTCACGTACCCAGTCTTCAATCACCCAGTTCTCAGGAGCTGATGACATGATTTGGTCATAGATGACTCTAATAGGACGCTTCAAGATGTTTTCTTCAGGCAATTTATCTGAGATTTCCTTAAATGCCTGTCCTGCACCTGGGACCGTTCCACCTTTGAGAGCCAAACGTACTGCATTTACCGCATCATCTGCCTTATCTTTGAGTCTTTTACGGTCTGATACTGCAACTGACCCTACTTTGAGGATTGCAAACCCATGAGTAAATTGAGCAATACGTGTCTCAATCGCTTTCTTTTCGTAGTCTGATTGAGAGCCTTTAAGTTTAGCTTTGAGTTCTTCTACACGCTTTTCGATGCGTTCTTTTGCTCTATCGTCCTCTACACCCGTGATTATTGCGTCAAAACGCCTCGCTACAAGCCTTTTAGCGTATCCCACGTCAGTTATGTACATATCCTCTAATTTCGCTTCTTCTGAGTCAATATAGCGCCCTCCAACTACAGCTTCCAAGTCTTTCATGACTTCCTTCTGGTCGGTGAATGGAGCGTTGATAGGGTAGAGACCAAAGCCTGTCTTCATGGTTTCCATACAGAGTTGGACAGCTTCTGAAGTAAATGCGCGTGCCATGAGAACGAGGTTCATCTGCTTTTGCGCAATAAGTGGTGCAATGACATTTGCTTGTAGCTTGGTGATTTCCTCTACTCCAATAGTGTAGTTGGTGAGCACGATGGCACTATCTGAAATCTCAAACGACTGCTTTTCCTGATTATTGATGATGGTTGAGTTAGAAAACCCGTTATCAAGGCGTATTCCTGAGACTATTTCAATAGAAGATTCCTTATCATTTACTTCTTCGGCGATGATTACACCGTCTGGACCAAGTTTAAACTGGGTAGACCCAAGAAGATTAGCCAAGTGTTCATCCTCTACCGATACCATTGCTGACCGAATGAGCGATTGCTCGTCCTCGATAGGGGTAACTTGCTCTTTGAGCATATCCAATACCTGTACTCGGCCTCCTTCAATTTCGATTTCGATCTGTGCAGGGGTCTTTTTAGCTACCAATGAGCCCTTTGATGGGAGGTTCCGTAGCGCTTCTTTGGCTATAGATTCGGTGAGTGCCCACGCACCAGAGGTACAATCCCCTACCAAATCATTGGTTTTAGACGATGCTTCACCTGCAATTTGCGCTGCAAGGCGTTCAAACTCGTTATCGATAGTGGTAATGAGCTCATTTCCGATAATAAATCCGTCATTGGTTGACTTGTGCCCCTTTTCAAGGAGGGCGTTCATGCCGAACGGTCCGATGGTCGATTTCACCGCACTAGCTACATAGCTAATACCCTTAAACGCTGCATCTCGTGCTTCTACGCCTACAATACTAATCTTTTTTTGCATGTTCTTGTGTTTCTTCTGTTTGAACTCCCGCTATGTTTCGTGACTTGAGTTCTTCGTTGATAATCTTGAGGTTTGCCTGTGCTTGGTCAATGGAAACCAATTGACGATATGCGAGCGCTTCGAGTTCTATTACTGAATGTTCTTTTAATGTTTTTTGTTTGTTGACAGCTTGTTTGGACATGGGGATAGTATATCATAACTACTAATTTCTATAGGGAAGTACTTGTGGATAAACTCTATTTATGTAATACTTTCTTTGACATACGTCAATATTATATGCAGCAACTACGGCTGACTAACCACGGAGACGTGAACTAAACATCTTTCATATGAATTTAGAAGGACTCATCCGAACGGATGGGTTCTTTTGCTATAACTCTAGTCAAAATGTCTTTCACCATTAGCTACTTCATACCCATGCGCTCGACCTTTCTCAAATCCATCATCATATGCCTTCTGTCTTACTTCTGAGATGAAAGATTTTGAATAATCCTGATAATCTTTAGGGCAAGTACTACACCAACCGATAAAGTTTCCATGAATACATTCTAGTCCTAGTTTTTTTGCAGACTCCCAGCTATCAGTAGGGTCAATACTTTTCGCCCCCTCCGACAAAAAGTCTAATGCCTCTAGTTTCTCTTCCATTGAGGTAGTATCCTCTTGGATTTCGTCTTGTTCCTCGATAGAGTCTGGTGTGGGAGAGACGGGTTTTATCCCTGTGCCACTACAGGTCTTACATGTATTTTTATGGATTTTCGGTGGAATGTAATAAGTTTTATCGCCAACAAAATCAGCGATGTATCTTGTTCCATACATTTGGGTGTTATACCCTTTTCCATTGCAATGTTCGCAGGTCATATAATCTTATTCTTTATGTCTTCTAAAGCCATATTGTATGAGCGTTCTGATTTTAGTAGTAACTTATGTTTATTCTTCATCTCCTCTATCTGACTGAGTAGTGATGCTTTGTATTGTTGGAATTGAGAAATTATCCAATCTTCTATATCTCCACTTGCTATGCCTTCTAGTGGTACATTTTCAAAATCTAATATAGGTTTCTCATAAGCATTACTCGCGTAAAACCTACCAAATCTTTTTCTAAATTCTTCTATCATCTCGTTCATCTGTGATTCATTCATGTTATACAAGGTCGTTTAAGTATTCGGGACCTTCTAATGTCCTAAATATCGCTACGTCAGCCGCTGCTCCGACTTCAACATACCAGTATTGTTCTAACCATATAAATACTGTTTCTCCAGTTTCATAATCCCGAAATTGCATAGGAATCCATGCAAAACCCCTCCTTATAGGTTCATATTTAGATTGTTTTATTTTTAGTTTCATATTCTAACCCTTTATTGTGTTGATAATAGATAGTACCTCCGACTGTATCAAGTTGGTATTATTCATAACGATTAAATCCATCTAATAATAGTTTCTTCCTTATAATCTTTTTGCCACACAAACCATGCATAACATGCCGCAGATGAACCCGTGTTCTCAAAATCTCCATTGATGGCACATTTCTGACGTTGAGAAAATACATAGACTACCTTTGGTGGATACTTTTCAAATAATTTCTTACGCTTCTGACCTTCGAGGAATGTGAGTTTCAGGAACATTGCCACTTTCAGATCAGCTACATCGCTTTTTTTAATAAGTTCCATAGCATGTTCCACAAATTCTTGAGCATATTTGTAAGGTGGATTTGTAATAATATCTCCATTCCAAGCATCCCATGTTTTAAGAAAATCAATACCAGAAGTGCCATACCCCCTGTCGATTAAATCAGTTGAAAGTACACTTTTACCATGTTTTTCCATTTTCTTTGAAAGATGTCCTTCACCGCACGCTGGCTCCCAGATAGTATCTTTGAAGTTTTCAACGGCAAACAGGGCATCAATAGTTTTTGGATCGGTAGCATAGTAGTCATTCTCTTGTCGTTCATGTTCAGAGTGGTTACTAGCACCCAGTGTGGCAAAAGTTGTTCGTTTATTCCCTGTCCAGTCTTTCATCTATTTATTCTCTATGATACCTGCTAAACGAGCCTGATTGTTAATAGTTTGTATGACCATTTCTGCTTGATCTTTACTACGAGGGTACCAATCATACCCATATAGATCGTCTTCTAACTGTTCTCGGTTTGGCATCACTGTCTGTACTACCCATGAGGCAAGTTCTTGCATCAATAATTTCATCTCAGATTCGCCGTCCATATTTGACATTGCATATTCAAGTGTTTTAGTTCTATTAACTAACTCCTCTATCTTATTTTCAAGTGGTGTTTCCATAGTTATTCTTTAGTTATGGTATCTGATAAAAATTGATGCATAACGGTACTGACGATATATGAAATGTCGTGTGATTTAAGTCCGCCGTCTTCATTCCACAAAGCATTGGTTACTTTTTTATCCAATTCTCGTGTTGTCTCCTCTCTTGTGCGTTGGATGATGTTTTTGATGAACAATTTTATTTTGTTTGCATCTGTATAGCGTAGCAAATCTGTTCCAGCGTTTGATTTTACAACAAAATCTTTATCAAATCTCTCTATCCAATCTAGTTGCCTTTCACTCGGTGAATCGTAACTATCTAGTGAGTTAGTTACCTTTGTACATGTATGGTCTTCTTTATTCACTATTCCAAAAGAACCTTGTGTGTTACATGCTTCACACTCCTCTCTATTCTCTTGTATAGGTGTTGATGGCATAGGGGCTAACTTTGTTTTCTGAAAAAGTATGCTTCGTGGTATCTCTTTGAGAGACGGTATTCTCCGCATTCTCCGCATACATCATCATTTATCCAATAACTATTACAGTCGAGACAGATACTCATGTGTACGAGCCGTGCATCTTTTGGAGTAAATCGACCTTTAATTTCAGGATATTCCCTTTCTAGGTACATTAGTGCTGAGTTTTCACCCGTTGCACCTTCTACAAAGTACTCATTTCTATCGTCAACATTTGGGTAAATACTTATTTGTTTTTTCTTCATAATGTTTGTTTGTGGTGATATACCAGAAGGGAGAGGTTGTAGGCGTGGAACGACGCCTCGTTTATTCTCCTTGTCGGGAGACCTCGTACTGACCGAGGAACTTATCTGCCGTCAGATATGTGATTCCATTTCACTATCTCCCGTGATAACTCTCCTCCCCCTCTTGATATACCACCTTGTTATATGAGAATATGATGAAGTATTGGGAGGGATTGCAGTAGATGAACCCTGCGTAACAGGAGCTACCTGTTGGATAATCTAAATATTATTTTCTCATCCTAAATCCCCCTCAGTACCCCACCATATCTCTTTAGTTGTTAATAGGCTTTATCAAAAGGTATCCAAACTGCAAACTTTATGATAAACCCTTTATAATTTCTTTTATGTAACATTTCTCCTTGATCTGGTATAGATTTCAAATTGATAAAGTAGAAATTAAATATCTTCCACCCCATCTCCATACTCCGATAATCTTTTACGAGGGACATACCAATTTGCCATTTATTCAGGGTTTTTTTCATATTCTCTCTCACTACAGGATTATCCCTGTGATGTGGTTACTCTACTGCCTTCTCTAATAAATTTTTTGTCCAACACTCAGCTATTTTACGCAAGTCTTCTAATGAAAAGTTTGATATCGGTATTGATTCTTTTCCACATCTTAAAAACGACGGCACCATTGGTATTTCTATATATCTTTCCGTTCTTACAACTGTTGCTTCAATCATCATTACTTCACTGTTTGTTCTGATAATTACACTGTTATTACTATCAATACTATTGCCATAAGAGCAAGTCCTACGATGAATAATTCTTTATCAGTTCGGGGTGTTTCTATGTCGTAGAAGTTTTTAAGGTAGCGTGTTGCGTAGATGTTTTTCATATTATTTAAGTCTTCCGTCTGTTTTTTTGATAGTTTCGACCATTTCACTACCGTATAATTCTTCAAGTCCTTTGACTGCACTAATTTTTGTTCTTGAGTAGATTTCTATTTCTTTACCGTTTTTTAATTTTCCAGCAAACTTCATATTTTTGTGGATAGGAGGGGTTAGGCTTCCTATATTCTTAGTATACACATGTACACATATCTATGCAAATAATGGGGTGGGGATAAACTATATCCTGCTAAGTTTCTTCAGCTCCTTTATCGCTCTGAATACCTGTGTAGGGTGTAAGGATAACCGCTTAGCTATTACCCGTACTGATGGGGGTGTCCATAGCTTCTTATTGAGGTATGTGTGCTCTATTTGAGCAAGTCTTTTTTCTTTATTGGTCATTTAATCTATCTCTTAATTCTAAATAATTGTTAGCTTTACTGTATTTCAATAACTGGTCGTCTGTTGCTCTGTTGAGTGCTACTTTTAGGAAATGATCGTTGAGTGGTGCAGCTTTCATGTGGTGTTCGTGACATGCTGGCACTATTGCCCATATCTCTTGTATTTGCTTACCACCATAGGTGAGCACGTGGTGCCACTCTATACGTCCCCCACAGCCTCCCAGCGACGCGAGGCAACATTTTAGGTAGAAAGGGTCATTTGCCATCTCTTCTCGCATTGTAGGTGGTATTTTAGCCATTACAGTCGATTATAACGGGTTGCTTGCGTGGTTCCCATATGTATAGGTGAAGTTTTACACACTTAGGGAAAGGGTAACGTCGGAACTCCTTTTTTCCTTCTGATTTTTCGATAGCGAGACGACCAGTGGTGATGCTTTTTGAGTTCCAAAATATAATATCTTCACCATTCATCGCTATACCGTCTGCACCGAATACATCTTTTTTCGTCCATATCATTCGTCCGCCACCAATAGGTCTACTAGATACAAACTCAGTTAACTGCACGGTAAAACCTAATTTCTCAAGATATTCTCTAGTTTTTCGTTTGTAGTAGTTTCCTCGTGAGGTGTTAGTTGTCATGGTTATTTATAAACTGGTACAGCTACACGCTTTCCATCTCGTTCGATGATCTCATAGGTTACTT